TGTAAGCTTCTCGGAAGAAGAATTGAAACTATAAAATATCATATTGTTGATTTATATGAAAATCCAATAAAAATCCATTTTATATGGGTTGAAGAAAACAAAAGACGTGATTTAGACAATGTATGCTTTGCCAAAAAGTTCATATTAGACAGTATGGTAAAAGCAGGAAAATTAAAAGATGATAACAGAAACTTTGTAAAAGGTTTTAGAGATGATTTTGAATATGGAAAATCAAGTAAAGTTATTCTAGAAATAGAAGAAATTAAATGAAAGGAACATAAGAGATGATAGAAGTAAACGAATATGTGAGAACAAAAGATGGAATTATTGATAAAGCAATAATTGAATATAATGGAAAGTGCAACAATTCAAATTGCAGTGAAAAACATATTTCTTGTAAATATAATTATTATAACGAAAAAGATATAGTAAAACACAGTAAACAACTAATAGACTTAATAGAAGTTGGAGACTATGTAAATGGACATCTTATTGTAAAAATTAGAATTGATCCATTTACAAAGAAAAAACAACTATTTACTGAATATTGGGAATACAACTGGCAAGGAGATGGGACACTGGTAGTGTTTTACGATGAAGATATACAAATGATACTAACAAAAGAAAGTTATATGGCTAATTGCTATAAAGTAGGAGGAGAAAATGAATAGAGTAATAAAGTTTAGAGCATGGAATGAAGTATCTGAGAAAATGTTGAATTGGAATGAATTTCTAAATACTAATATGAAAAATACTTTTATTGCCCCAGAAAGCACAGGGCTAATATTAATGCAATATACAGGACTACATGATAAAAACGGAAAAGAAATATATGAAGGAGATATCGTATATTGTCAAACAAAATATGGAAAAGCAAAAGCAATAATTAAATTTATAGATGGCAAATTTGTAGCATATTGGGATAGTATACTTACGCATCCGCAAAATGGACATTGTATTGCTTGTTATGAAATAAACAAAAGATTTGAAGTAATTGGAAATATCTACGAAGATATTGAGTTATTAGGAGGAGAATAGATATGGAATTAAAACAACTCACAGAAGAGACATTTAAAATATTTGATGTGAATAGCACAAAAGAACTAAAAAATAAATTATTTGAAGTTTGCAAAAAAAATGAGACACAATATTTAAAAAAATTTAAAGAATTAGTAAAAGATTTGTCAATTGACTGGTTACAAAAAATATTTCAATATTATGAAGCGGATAGAGAAAACAAAGGACAAGATTATACACCAAAATGTCTAGCAAAACTTGTTTCAAAATTGTCTCAAGTAGATGGCAAAGAAGAATGCTTAGATATGTGTTGCGGAAGTGGTGCTTTAACTATTCAAAAATGGTTAGAGAATCCAAAAATGAAATTTAAACTTGAAGAATTTGATGAAAATGTAATTCCTTTTCTTATATTTAACATGATGTTAAGAAATATTGATGCAAATATTGAACAAAAAGATGTGTTAGAGGATAAAGTGTATCATTCGTATAAAATTATTCCCTGTGATGAATTTGGAAGATTAGAGGTGATAAAATGAGAGCGTGTATAAGCAACCCACCATACAATTTAAGATGGCAACAACCAATTTTTGCTCAAATGCAAGATAGGTTTAAACACACAGCGGTACCACCTGCAAGTAATGCAAATTTTGCTTTTATACTCACAGCATTAAATAAATGCGACAGATTATGTTTTATTTTGCCACAAGGAGTGCTAACATCAGGGACAAAAGAAGAAAAAGAAATTAGACAATATCTAATTGAAAAAAATTATGTGGAAGCGGTAATTACATGTCCAAACAAAATGTTTGAAGCAACATCAATACCTGTATGCATTATAACGTTAGATAAAAATAAAGAAACATCTGAAACGGTGATGATAGATGCAAAGAATTTTTACATAAAAGAGACTAGAGAACAAAGGGGACAATTTGGACGGAAATGCACATGAAAACAGAGTTTACAAAAAAGAAGTAAATATATTTACAGATGAGCAAATACAAGAATTAAACAAAACAGTTAGAGAAAGAATAGAAAAAAAGGATTTTAGCAAAGTAGTAACTATTGAAGATATTAAAAATAATGATTATTCATTATTTCCCTCAAAGTATTTTGAAATTGAATTTGATGATTTATATGGTGCAACAAGAAGCTATGATGACATTTTAAATGATTTAAACAGAATCATAAAGCAAAAAAATTGTCTAAAATTAACTATAAATGAAAGTATTGCAAAAAGTATAGGTATTTATGATGTTGCAATGCAAATGAAAGATAGTCAACAAATAAATACTGAAATGAATAAAACACTAAAATCAATAAAATTAGAAATAGAAAAAGAAAATTACATAACATTGTCAAAAAACAAAAATGAGATTAGGTTTGAAAACAACAGCAAAGAACAAGTAAGTGAGATTTTAATGCTCATTATGAACAACTGGAAAATGATGATGTATCATCTAAATAATGAGGAAAATAGATATTTAGTGGAGTTAAGAGACAAATTGTTACCCGATTTGATGTCTGGGAAGATAAATTTAGATGGAGGGGAGTAAATAAGATATGAGTAAAGAGGAGATATCTAAAGAAACAAAAAATACTTTACAAAATTGTTGGGTTATGACAACAAATCACGAGCTAGATAATGAAAATAGAAAATTAAAAGAAGCTATAACTGAAATATTAGATAAAACTATGACTTCAACAGAAAAAAGCGAATATTGGTATAAGTATTATATAGAACATAAACAATATAATGATGATTTAGAATATAACAAAAAAATATTAAAAGACTGGTCAAATATTTTAAAAGGCATGGGCAATAGAAATTATCCTTATTGTTATGCTATTGATAGAATTTTAACAGAGTTAGAGAGGAGTAAATAAGATATGAAAGTAATGATAAGTCAACCGATGAATGGAAAAAGAGAAGCTCAAATAAGATTAGAAAGACAAAAGGTAATAAAGAATTTGGAAGATTTAGGATGGCAAGTTGTAGATACAATATTTACAGAAGAAGCACCAAAAAGTTGTGATACAGCAATATATTACTTGTCAAAATCAGTAGAGGCAATATCAAAAGTAGATGCTGTAATGTTTATGAATGGATGGGGAAAAGCTAGAGGCTGCAGAATAGAACATGATATTTGTTTACAATATGAAATACCAACAATGTATGAATATAAATTATAAAATTGTGAGAGGAGTGATACATAGTGAAAGAAAATGATGAAGCATTAAAAGTAATAGGAAAAAGATATATGTTATGGAATATTCAAAGACAAGTGTATGCATTAAAGCTAAAAGATAGAACGGTAACAGAAGAATGGTTAATTGATATATTAGATAGTTTAGAAAAAATGCAATTAGTAGAAGAAGATAACTGGGACACTAAAAAATATATAAAAAGTGAAATAGAACAAGACATAATAAGAGCAAGCAAGATATTAAATAAGAGAATTAGGGAGCTGATTAAGTGAAAGAAAATAGTATAGAAGAAGATGTAAAAATAGTTAACAATTTTATAGCTTATTTTAATAAAAATATTCAAGATGGAAACAGAGCTGATTTAACAGTTTTAGGAGAAGAAATAGAAGCATTAAATCGTATTTTATCAGATTATAAAAGAGTATTAAAAGAGAATGAAGAATTAAAAGACTTTAAAAAACAAGTAACAGATATTGAAAGCACTAACTTTATAAAATATAAAAATTATATTCCAATTCAAAAAGTAAAAGACAAAATAGAATATTTAGATAAGCAGCAAAAGCAGTGGCTAGAAGATAGAGAACTAAAAGCAAGTGATAGCGAGATAATATTTGCTAGAGATTTTTTACAAGAACTACTAGAAGGGAGAAAATAAAATGAGTGCTGATGAGATGTTTGAAGAATTAGGGTATGAGAAATTTTATAGTATTAACAATATTGATAATGTACCAAACGATATATGTTATTGCACAGATGAATTTAAAATTAAATTTAATCTGATATATAAAGCAATAGACTTTGAAAAAAAGAAAGCACATTACAGTAGTATAACAATGCAAGAATTACAAGCAATAAATAAGAAATGTCAAGAACTTGGATGGATTAAGGAGGACTAGCATATGACAAAAGAAGAAGCAATAGAAGCTTTAAAAGAACATAAAAGACAAATAGATAAAAAATATATTAATACAAGAAATTCAAAAGCAATAGAAACAGTATTATCTATGCTAGAAGAAAAAGACAAAACGATCGATTTAATGGCAGAATATATAGAGAGTAAGAAAATACTTGTAGATAAGTATTGTTATGCTCTAACAAAAGAAACAATAAAACAATATTTTGAAAATAAAGCAAAAATACATAGGAATCGTTCCAGTAGTAGAAGAAAGAGATAACTTTCCAGAAATAGAAACATTAGACTATAATTATGAAATTTATAAAACCAAGGTAAATAGAAATGTAGAAGGCTTTGTAATAGCACAAAACAACAATGTAAATAAATATGTAAGAATGAAAAATGGACAATTACAAGCTCATCATGAATAAATAAAAAAAGTAGGTGATACAAATGAAATTAGAACATGTATACAACACAGTACAAAAAGCAATGACAGAATTAGAAAGTGTTGATTTAGTAGATGTATCAAAAAGAAAAGAAAGTCAAGTTAAAGTAAATAAAGTATACGACATATTAGATAATTTTAAAGACGAATTAATAAGAGAAAAAATAAAAAATAGGAGGTACAAATGAGATTAAATAAAGAGGATTATAGAGAAGCAATAGGAGTATTAAAAAGATATAATTATAACTGCTTAAATATAATAAATAAAAGGGAAGAGATATTAGGTGTAGGTTCACAAAGTTTAGATGGAATGCCAAAAGCACCATACAATATATCAGACACAGTATTTAATCAATATGTACAATTACAAGAAGATAAAGAATTGCAGAAATCATTAAGAGAAGTAAAAACAGTAAATCAAGCTATTTTATTAGTGAATAAAGACAGTAAATACATATTTGAAGAACTTTATATTAAGTCTAAAACAAAATGGCAAATTATTGATTCTGGAATGTCTGAAAGAACATATGAAAGAAGAAAAAACGAATTAGTGTATACAATTCATAAAGAAATAAAAAAGTTGGCGGAAAATTGGCGGAATTTTTCAAAAATAAGTGGTATAATTAGTACAAGTAGTAAAGTAATAGGTGCCAAAGAGTTAGTTATATGTGCATAGCTAGCTCTTTTTATTATGTTAAGTATAGAATAAGAGCTAGCTAACTATTCTAACTGTAAAGAATATAATGAGATTTATATGTATTAAGTAGTGTTTATAATATAATGAAAGAGGTGTTGTTATGAGTATACAAGAAAAAATACAAGAACATGTAAAAGAGAAGTGTAGATATTGTTTAAAAGAAGATTGCGACGGAATACATATTAATACAAATAATGAAGCAACATGTGAAAGAACGCGAGGAATAGAGTATGATACAATGTTTAATAAATAATAAGATATGCTCAAATACAAACAAAAGATGTAAAAACTGTGTATTTGATGAATGTAAAGAAGTGATAAATATGAATGAAGAAATACAAAAGTATGAAGATATAGAAAACATGAGAAGATTAAAGAAAGAATTACCAGAACAGTGCGAAAACTGTTCTTTTTTAGAGATTATAAACTTACGAGAGAGCAAAGTATTTTGTCCTTACATGATTAAAGAAAAGTGCTTGATTAAATGAAATTCGAATTATGATGCACAAAAAATATATATGAATGGAGAAGCTATCAATGAAAGGTGAAACAATCAAAGAAAATGACAAACTGAAATTCAAAGGATATGATTACAACATTGCAAAGATTTATAATTATGACAAGATATTTAAAGACAAAGAATTAATAGTAGAAAAAATTCTACGATGTCCTTGCGAAAAAGGAGAAAATGATAAAATAAAATTTAAAGGAATAGAAGGATATTACAGATCAATATTTTTCGAGAAGGAGGAAAAGTATGAAAAATCTATTAGAAGTAATGAATAATAATTTAGGAACAAACTTTAGAACAGTAGCAGAATATGGAGCAAATGCTGATAAGATAGACATGACAATAGTAGCACAAACATTATATCAATATATGCTATATCAAGAAAGTATAGATAAAGTAGATATGAATAATTTTAAAGTACAATTACAAATAAAGAAAGACAAATAAATATGTATACAGCTGAACAAATAACAAAATTAATAGCAGATGGTAACAAGAAGAAATTCTATGATGACTCTTATTGGATTAACTTATCAAACAGAATACTGCAAAGAGATGGAAATGAATGTCAAGAATGTAAAAAAGAAGGAAAGTTAACAATAAAACAACATGACAAGAAACTTGACGTACATCATATTAAAGAGCTAGAAACAAATCCAGAATTAGCTTATATAGAAAGTAATTTAGAAACAGTATGTGTACATCATCACAATATATTAGATAATAAAAAATTTAATGTAAACAAGAAAGAAAAGTTTATGAATGAGGAGAGATGGTAATGTTAAAAAAGATATATTCAGCTGATGGAAAAATAGAAGAAGATGTAAAACAAATAATATTAAAGAATAAAGATTATTCATTAAAAGAATTGTTATATAAATATGCAATACCTGAAGCAAGAATAGGATGGAAAGGACAAAAGAAAACATTTAAAGTTATTGCTAGAAATGATAATTTTATTATTATTGTAAGACCATACAATCCTAAAAAGACATTTGAATACTCAATATTAGATTTAGAATATATGGAATGTAATCATGATAATTACTATACGAAATATGATTATTCAAATAAAGAAGAATGCGAAGAAGCATTAAAGGAATTGCAGAAGACAAGAGATGAATTTCACGAAACTAAAATAAGATTTGATGATGGACTTCAGTTATCAAGAAGAGGACCTGCTAAGATAGATGATGTTATAACAGAAATTTATATAAATGTTAAAGTTAATTAAGGAAAGGAATGATAAGATATGCCAAGAGCAAAGAAAGTAAAACCAATTGAGGAAGAATTAAAAGAAAATGAAATCAAAGTAAATGAAGTAGAAGCGGAAGTAGATACTGATACAGTAAATACAGAAGCGGAAAATATAGATGAAATGAAGTTAGAGATATACAAACATACATATAGCGTAAGTGAATTAATAAAAATAATGAATAAAAAAAAGAAAACATATTTAGAGCAGGAAACAGCAAATAGATTTAAAGAACTAATGTTCAATTATTATAGAGGAATAGAATACGCAGTATTAAGAAACTGCTGTGGTAAAAGTTATACTATACAAGATTTAAAAAAGAGATTAGATTATGATATTATAGACAGAAGATGTAGTAGAAAGAATATGAGATTTGACAAGAAGACTGTTGATACAGTCATAAAATTTGTAGAAAATTACAATAAATAATACCCCCTGTCAAAACTTTTGGGGTCGTCGCGGGGATCTCCCGAACGAGGAGCTTGCTCATAAAAATAGATTTTTTGTAAATTTTCGCATGAGGGGAGGTAGAATTAAAAGAATGCCTAAAGAATCTAAAGAAAACTTGAAAAAATATGAAGAATTAAAAAAGACATTAGAGGAACAACTTATAACACAAGACAATTACAACAAAATCACTATGGAATTATTAGAAAAGTATATTAAATTCACTAAAATTGAAGACAAGCTAAATGAAGACATAGAAGATAGAGGGGTAAGTATAGCCTGGAATAATGGTGGTGGTCAAAAAGGTCGCAAGAAAAATGACAGCATTGTTGAGTTTACGAAGGTAAATGCTCAAAAATTGAAAATACTTGATAAACTTGGAATAAAAGCACCTAAATCGAAAGATGAAGGTGATGGAGAATATGAAGTATAACAAATATATTGATAGATGGTTTGAAATTGTAGAAAATGAAGAAATAAAAGTTTGTGAAGAACAAAAGCAAATGGTAGCATGGCTAAAAAATAAACTAGATACAGAAAATATCATAATAAAACATGAAGAAATTGAAAAAGCAATAGTAACAAAAGAAAAGTGGTTTGAATATCCGCTTTTAGATTGGGAAAAATTTCTTGATGCATGTGAATATGGATTATATTATGAAGATGACTCGTTAGTATTTAACGAGTTCTTTATTATGGGTGGAAGAGGTTTTGGAAAGAATGGATATATAAGTACAGAGATATTTTATCAGACAACTAAACAACACGGAATCAAAAAATATGATATAGATATAATAGCAACGTCAGAAGACCAAGCTAAAACTTCTTTTACAGATGTTCACGATATGATAGAAGATAATTCAAAATTATCAAAAGCTTTTAACATAACTTTAGAAGAAATTGAAAATAAAACAACAAGGTCTACTATTAATTACAATACAAGCAATTCAAAGACAAAAGATGGTAGAAGACCACGGACATGTATTTTTTGATGAGATACATGCATATGAAGATTACAAAAACATAAAAGTACATACATCTGGAGGAGGAAAAAAGAAGAATTTTAGAGTAACATACATTACAACAGATGGCGATGTACGAGGTGGAGTAATCGATGATTATAAAAAAGAAGCAAAAGATGTTTATAGTGGTGTAATTAAAAATACAAGGACTTTATTTTTTATATGTAAATTAGATAATGAAAAAGAAGTAGAAGATCCTAGTAATTGGATAAAAGCAAATCCATCCTTAAATAAATTTAAGGATTTAATGAATACAATGCTAGACGAATATCAAAAAGCTTTAAGAAGACCATCACTATTCCACGAATTTATGACTAAAAGAATGAATATACCACATCAAGACGAAACTAAGGTGGTTGCTAGTTGGAAAGATATTTTAGAAACTAATCAGGAAATTCCAAATTTAGAAGGTGAATCTTGTATTGGAGGACTAGATTATGCAAGCGTAAGAGATTTTTGCGGTTGTGGATTATTATTTAAAAAAAATAGTAAAAAGTATTGGCTACATCACACATTTATAAACAAAAATAGTCCGCATTTAAAATTAATAAAAAAAGAAATATTAGAAGAAGCAGAAGCAAAAGGTGAAATTACATATATAACTAAACCAACTATTCCACCGGAAACAATTGCAGAATGGTTTATAGAGCAGATGGGTAAATATAATATAATAGCTATAGCGATAGATAAAGTAAAAGCAAATTATTTTATAGAAGCTTTTGAAAAAGTAGGATTAACATTACGAACTGCAAGTAATAAAACAGGTGAAATAGTAATAGTGAGAAGCGGAGAGTTCACAGATACTATGGTTTATGGCGTTCTTGAAGATTGGTTTGGAAACCATAACTTGGTTTTTGGGGATAGCACATTAATGAGATGGTATGTTAATAACACAGCAGTAGAACCAAGAAAAAATGGAAATAAAGTATTTGTAAAAATAGAACAACAAAGTAGAAAAAATGACGGATTTATGGCTTTAACACATGCTACTAGTATACAAAATGAATTAAAAGAATCACAACAAATAGATGAAAATTATTTAAAGACATTTCTAAAAACTTATTAAAAGGAGGTGGGAGTTTGGGATTTATAGAAACTGCATCAGATTATATGAAAAAATGGTTTAATAAAAATGATGTAATATGTTTAAGTCAATGTATAGATTTAATAAACGAAACTTGCTATAAAGAGTTGGGGTTACGAAAAGTAATTTCTTTATTAGCAAGTTCTTTTATTTGCACAGAATTTAAAACATACGAAAATCATAAAGAAGTAAAAAAGAATATGTATTACAAATTAAACGTTGCACCAAATTTAAACTCAAATAAATATGATTTTTATTTTAAATTTTTAACACAGTTAATAAGAAATCAAGAAGCTTTAATAATAAATTTAAATAATAATTTATTTGTAGCAGATAGTTTTGAAATTAATAAATTGGCCTTAAAAGATTATTATTTTGAAAAAGTAGTGATAGACGATTATCAATTAAAAGATAGGTTTTATATGAACGATGTGTTTTATTTTAGTCTAAATGACTCTAGATTAAAATCATTGATTAATTCTATAGATAACAATTATTCTAAAATCTTAGGTGCTATGCAAAATGCTTATGTAAGAGACAAAATGCGAAAAATTATTGTTAATTATGATTCAACTAATAACTTAAAGGATGGAAAAGACAATGATTTGCAAAATTTAATTGATAGCATTATAAAGCCATTTATTGAAGGTGAAAGAAATGTTTTAACATTACCAAAAGGATTCTCTTTAACTAATTTAGATGAAAAAAGTTCGAAAACAAATACTGATAAAGTATCTGATATGAAAGAGGCAGGAAAAGAAATTTTAGAAAATATAGCATCTATATTTAATATTCCTGTTGACTTAATTTATGGCAATAAGAATGAATTGAAAGAACAGGAACAAATATATATGACACATGCATTAAAACCTTTTGCAAGTATGTTCAATTCTGAAATTAACAAAAAGGCATATTCGAAACAACAGTACTTAAAAGGAACATATATAAAAATGGATTTAATAACAACAGAATTTATAAATTGGCTAAAAGAGGCAGACTCTTTAGATAAAGCATTTAGAATAGGATTTAAGCACAACTACTTATTGAACAAATTAGGGGAAGAACAATTAGATGAAAAATGGGCTGATAAATCTTATGTAACTAAAAATTATATGAAAGTTGAAGGAGGTGAGGAAGAATATGAACAGAATTAAGCAACAAGCTGGAAATAGTGTAAATATCTATTTATATGGCGATATTGCCGATTACTGGTGGGATGATGAATCTAATTCTGCTAAGTGTTTAAAAGACAAACTTGCTGAATTAAACGATATCACGGAAATAAATCTACATATAAATTCTTTGGGTGGTGATGTTATTGAAGGCATAGCGATGTTTAACTTACTAAAACAACACCCTGCAAAAGTTAATGTATACGTTGACGGATTTGCATGTTCTATTGCAAGTGTAATAGCAATGGCAGGAGATACAGTATATATGCCTAAAAATTCTATGATGATGATTCATAATTGTTGGACTTATACAGGAGGAAATTCAAAGGAATTAAGAAAAACAGCAGATGATTTAGATAAAATTATGGAAACATCAATTGAATCATATCTATCAAAAATAAATATAAGTAGAGAGGAATTAGTCGAATTACTAGATGCGGAAACGTATCTTACTGCTGAGGAATGCTATAATATGGGGTTCGCAGATATACTGATGCCAATTTCTGAAAGTATTGAACAATCAGCAACAAAGAGTTTTTTGCAACTAGCGAAACAAAATAAAGAATTAAAACAAAATGCAGAAAAAACAAAATTTATGGAGAAAGAAAATAAAGAAATAAATTTTGAAAAAATCTGCGAGATGTTAGAAAACAAATATGAATTAAAAATAAAAGAAAAAGAAGAAAGACCAAAAAACAATGTTTTTGAGTCTTTTTTTAACGCAATTTTGAAGGAGGAAAAATAATTATGAGTTCAGTAAAAGATTTAAATAGAGAAGATATTAAAGAAAAGGCTTTAAAAGCTATGGAAGAAGGAAAAGCAGAAGAACAAGCAGAAGTAATGCAACAATGGATGGAGTTAGTAGCACAGGAGGTTGCAGAAAGAGTAACAAAAGAACAAGCTACATTTCAAAACGATACAATGATATTAACAAATAGAGGAGCAAAACAATTAACAAGTGAAGAAGTAAAATATTTTGAGAAATTAGCAGATGCAATGAAAGCAACAAAAGTAAAAGAAGCATTAACAGATATGGATGTTGTAATGCCAACTACAACAATAAATAGAGTATTTGAAGATTTGGTAGAAGCACATCCATTGCTTTCTAAAATAAAAGCGATGAATGTAACAGGAATCACAGAGGTAATTAAAAGAACAGGTGATGTTGAAGAAGCTTGGTGGGGTAAGCTTTGTGATGGAATAAAGAAAGAATTGGAAGCAGGGTTCAAAAAAGAATCTACAACTCTTTATAAATTAAGTGCATTCTTACCTATTTGTAAAGCTTATCTAAAATTAGGTCCAGCGTGGTTAGAGACATACATAAGAACAATATTAACAGAAGCTATGTCTAAAGGATTAGTTAAAGCAATTGTAACAGGAACAGGTGTAGAACAACCATATGGAATGGACAGAGATCTTGAAGCAGCTGTAACACCAGGAGAACCAGTTCCAAGAAAAACTGCTATAAAAATTAAAGACTTTGAACCAAAAACACTAGGAAAAATAATTGCAAAACTTACAAACGGAGGAAAAAGGGTTGTTACAAAAGTAACTTTAGTAGTAAATCCTGTTGATTACTGGGAAAAAGTGTGGGCTATAACAACAACTAAAAATGCATTAGGACAATATATAGCAAATCAATTCCCATTCCCAGTTGATATAATACAAGAATCTTCAGTATCTGTAGGCGAAGCTGTTATAGGACTAGCAGAAAAATATGATTTATCAGTTGGAATGAATCAAAAAATAGAATATTCTGATGAGTTCCACTTCTTAGATGATGAAAGAGTATATTTATCTAAATTGTATGCAAATGGAAAAGCAAGAGATAACAATTCATTCTTATTACTAGATATTTCAGCTGTTACTGCTGAAGAAACTGTAAATGCATAGGATGTGATGTAAGTGAATCTAGATAATGAGATAAAAAAAGATGATGAATTTCTAGAGGAAGTTAAAAACAATTTAAATATAACATGGAAGGACGATGAGACAGATAACAAAGTAAGAGGTTATATAAAACAAGGAGTAGAAGTCTTGCAGGATGACGTCAAGACTTCTATTGACTTTTATGATGATAATATAGCACGAGGGCTTTTAAAAACTTTCTGTAGATATGCATGGAATAATTCAGAAGAGTATTTTATTGAAAACAATCTACATTATATTTTGAAGTTAGAGGTTAAATATGGCAAAAGTTAATTTTATAAGAAATAGTAAAAACTATCATGAAACATACAATGATGGTATTTTGTATTTTGGAAATATTAAGATATTGAAAAATACAAAAAAAGAAAAAGTTGGAGAAGAAATTATAATGCAAGGTAAAAGACCTTTTGCATATGTGAATATAAGAGATAGCGATAATAATATAGCAGAATCTTTAGGATATACAATTGATAAAAAAGTAAGAATCCCACTTTCTTCACTTCCTGAAAATATAAAAATAAAAATCAATAACGATAATGATATTTATGAAGTAAAGAAAAGGGATTCTAGTGACAATAAAAACATATATCTATATTTACAAAAAGCTACTAATAAAAAAGTAGGTGATGTTAATGGATGATGAAAAAATAATAGAAGCATTAGAAACGTTTGATTTACCTGTTGGAAACAAGAGAATTTATGAAAATGAACTTAATGGAAATTACAATTACTTCATTTTTCGTAGAGGTGGACTTATTGATAATGGATGCGGAAGATATGTGAGAAAAATATATATTTCATATGTGTATGAAGGAGAACAAAAAATCTCTGATTTCAAAATTATAAATAAAATAAAACAATTAGGTCTAAACTTTACTGGGTCAGAAACTGACGATGTTCAATTAGCTGATACAAATACATGGATAGATATGAATACATTTGTATTTGAAAGACCTGAAAGGGGTTAAAATGAGTAAATACAATGAATTAACGTTAGATTTTGTTGAGTTAGCTAAATTTGAAGAAAGAATAAAAGCTTTACCTCGCAAAGCAGAATATGAAATAAATAATTATTTATGGAATGATGCAGGTAATATTTTAAGAAAACAGGTATATGCAAATATGCCGCGTTCAACGAAGAATAAAGCTAAGGTAAAGAATGCTCCGAAAGTGCATGCAAAAGATGTTGAAAGTTTGGATAAAGCAACATTTAACTTAGGAGTAAGAATACAAACACATTTAAAGCCAAAGTCGAAAGATTTTGGTTATTTAATATTTCCTGACGAAGGTAGAGGATTTAGACAAAAAAGAAAAGGAGAGCAAGCTTTTTTTAGTAAAGCTCTTGATAATAAAGAAAATGAAATAGCAGAAGGACTGTTAAATCATTTAGATAAAAAAATAGAGGAGGAATTACAATGAAACAAGTTGAGGAATTTGATGATTATAAAATAATAGAAGGATCAATACAGTTTAAAAATGAAACTGCAATTGCTTTTGGTTGCATTGGAACGTTAGATGGAACTTCTAATGTAGAAGAAGTTGTAAAAAAATGTGAAGGCGTAATTGTAAAAAAAATAAAAAGAATAACTGATATGACTGTTGCATTAACAGGACATGCTAAGATTCCATCATCTCGAAAAATAATGGGATTAAGCAATGAAGGACTAAAGACAGGAGTATATGCTTATGGTACTGATACGTTTTCTAATCCATTTGTTTTTGCAGCAAAAGTACAAGATATGGACGGAAATATAAAATACATAGCATTTCCTAATCTAGAGAATGTAAAAGGATTATCTGTAAAAGTAAACAATGATACAACAGAAATCGAAATGAAAGATTTTGAATTTTCAGCTTTAGCAGATAGTAATAAAAAATTCTACTATGAAGCTTATGAAGACGAATTAGAAGATAATACAGTAAAAGAAAAATGGCTAACAAATTTTACACCTGATTTAGTAAAATTACCCGATCCTCAAGGTTAAAATATTGTCGAAAATTGTCTATGATTTTTCCTTGCTATAATTTGTAATAAAATGTAGAATTATAGCAAGGAGGGAGATAATTAATGAAAACTAAAAAAACGATACTATTAACAGGAATCTTATTAATAGGAATATTGTTTCTTACAGGCTGCGAGAAACAAAATGATATTAATAGCGAAGCTAATTCAACAAAAAATATTCAAAATAAAGTTGAGAATATGTTTCAAAACAATAAAGATAATACAATATCAAATACAACAAATAAAAGTGAAAGTAATGCAATTTCAAGTGAAAACAATACAGTTTTATTAAGTTCTGATAAAAGTATAAATGGTACAATTACGCCTTTGCCAACGGAGTCTAGTCAAAAGCCTAGCAATATAGAATTAATGAGTTATGCGCAAACTGTTCTAGATAGAAATTTAGACAATCCAAAATATTCTAGAAATGAAAATGACTATACTTTTGTAAATACTTTGTTACGATATAAAATCGGTGGGAAGGGTACAGTAAATTCAAAAGAAGAAAAATTTTATTTAATAATTCAATTTACAGATAATACATACACAGAATACGATGTAGTATCATTGCAAATCGGAAACAACAAAATAATAAAATAAGAAGCACTTACATAATGAAGTGAACCCAAATTGTTAAACAAAAAATGTTTAACAAGGAGGGTTTTTCTTTTGCAAAAAAATAATTTTAAAAAATATTAAAATACCTCTTGACATTTGTGGGAACATATTGTAATATATATGTGTGAACAAAAGGGAGGTGAGAAAAATAGAAAATAAAAAAATGGGTAGACCTACTACTAATCCTAAAAATGAAGAATTAAAAGTAAGAATATCTAAAGAAGATAAAGAAAAACTAGAGTATTGCATAAAAAACAGTAGTAAAAATAAATCTGAAATTGTTAGAGAAGGAATAGACAAGGTTTACAATGAACTAAAGAAATAAGAAGAAACCCGTTACATATCTTGGCGGATACACGAGTTTCTTGAACGTAAGAATTTTAGTCCTTACAAATATATTGTATCACAAGTAAGGCTAAAATTCAAGGACAAAATTGAATGGAGGTCTTTTTATTATGGAAATTTTAATAACAGGAATATTTACAATTTTATTATTAGGTATATATGCATCTTTAGGTTTTATAGGATTTATGTTTATACAACTAATAAGTTACAGAGTTTTTAAATTTAATATTTATAAAAAATTTATGAAAGTGTTGGAGGTATAAGCATATGGAAATTAAAGAAATAAAAAAAGATGATTTAGTGCTTTGGAGCAAACCAAAAAGAATAAAAGGTAATTGGTTTAATGCTATTATCGAAAAGGCTATATACAAAACAAGAAATATTCAATTTATTATGAGGTGCAATTATAATGAATTAAGTTATATTGTGATAAGTACCACACCTTTAACTAAAGAAGATATAGACAATATAAATATTAATGATTATATATTCGAAAATGGTAATCCTTTATTTAGCAGAGGTATACCATACCAGAAAGTAGGTGTTGTTTAATGGAAGAATATACAAATGCTTTAAAAGAATATTTAAAGGATAGAAGAAATTTTAAAAAAACAATATTTAAAATTGTGGGAACTATATATAGAGGAGTAAATAAAGGAAGATTTACTTTAGACGAAGGATTAACAGCATTAAAAAGTTTACCAAGAATAGAAAGAAAGGATAAAATGGTATGCAAGAATTAGCAGGGTTTAATATAGAAAGAACAACAGCAGAAATACTTATTTTAAAAGAACAAACAGCACAAAATATAATAGAAATAGGTAAAAGACTTATAGAGGTAAAAGAAAATTTGCAACACGGAGAATTTATAAAATGGCTAGAAAACAAAGTGGATTTCAGCAGGTGTACGGCTAACAGATTTATGAAAATAGCAACAGAATTTTCAAATGTATCCGCGGTGCAACATTTAGGAAGTAGAAAATTATTTCTTCTAGCAGGACTTGATGAAGAAAATAGAGAAGAAGTAATGCAAGAAAACAATGTTGAAGAAATGACAACAAGAGAATTAGAACAAGTTATAAAAGAAAAGAAAGAAATAAAAAAACAGTTAGAAGCAGAAAAAGAATATTCAGAAGAACTTCAAGAAGCAATAAAAGAAAAAGAAATTCAAATAAGAAACTTGCAAAATGAAATAGAAAACGTTTCAAAACCTGAAGTACAAGTAGTTGAAAAAGAGATTATTAAAGAAGTGATACCAGAAAATCTTATTCTAGAAAAACAATCATTAGAAGATGAGTTAGAAACATTAAGAAAAAGAGCAGAAAAAGCTGAAAACACTGTAAATCGATTAAAATTAGATAAAGAAATAAATCAAGACAAAGTATATACAAATATAAAATTAGACAACTTGCTAATAAATATAACAGATTTTTTGAACAATGCTTCTAAATATACATATTTAAAAGATGAACTACAAAAAATACCGTCTAAAAATAAAAGGATAGTAGAGAATAAAATTCAAGAAATAGAAAATTGGGCATTATTAATGAAACAAGCATTAAACAATGAACAAAACGTTGTTGGAAATATAATATTTAGTGAAGGAGAAATAATAAATGAGTGATATGATATTAAAAAAAAAGAAAGAAATATCTAATGAGGATATGTTAAAAAGTTTAATGGAAAGTCAAACAGTTATGAATTATGCATTTGCAGGATTTAAAACTGAAACAGAGCAAAAATTTAATGAAGTCGATAATAAATTACAAGAACATGATGAAATAATAAAAAGGAAAATATATTTAAGTTCAAATAAAGCAAGATTATTAAGAAAAGCTGTTAAAGAAAAAGTAAAAATAGTATGTGAAGAAAATAATTTAGATTATCATCAAATGAAATCAAAAATATTTCCTAGGGTATATGGAAAGTTAAATGATCAATATGGGGTAGCAACATACAGAGAATTACCAGAATATTTTTGGGATGACATACTTGAAAACTTAAATAATATGGAAATAAAAGTTAAAGATTTATCAAATCAAGTAGCATAAATAAAAATTAAACGTCAGATTAAACTCTGGCGTTTTTATTATAGGAGGGAAAAATGGTAATAAATAATAAAGAAATAAATTTGAAAATAACACCTATAGCTCTTAGAAAAATAGAAGAAAAATATGAAGAATTTGATATATTAAAACTTCTAAGAGACATTCAAGAACAAGAAAAAGAACCAAGGATGTCTGATTATTATAAACTTGTATATACAGGTTATCTAGGAGCAACAGGTGAAGAGATAGATTATGATGATTTTTTAAAGTTAATAGAAGATATTGACATGTTAGAAATAAATAAAGTAGGAGTAAATCTTTTATTAAAAAGAAAAAACTAAAATTCCAAGAAGGATTTAAAAAAGTCACAAAAAAAGCAAAAAGTAAATATCAAAAACCAAACATACATATCGAAACTGTAGCAGATATGTATGTTTTTTATGTGCAAATTTATAAAATTGATATAGAAACTTTTTGGGAGAGTGACATATCCTTCTTGGACAATATTGTAGAAAACAAAATAGCTTATGAAAATTATATAAGTAATCCAAGGGAGGTTAAGTGATGGCTAAGAACAAACAAAGTATAAAAATAGATGCAGATGCACAAGGTTTCATACAAGAAATTGAAAAATCTACTAAAAGTATTACATCACTTAATAAAGAACTGAAGTTAAATCAGCAACAATTAAAAGGTAGTGAAAATAATACAGACTTATTAACAACAAGAGTACAAGAATTAAAAGAAAGATATGAACAACAAACAAAAATAGTAGAAAATACAAATAAAGCATACCAAAAATCTGTAGAGCTATTCGGTGAAAATTCAGAAGAAACTGAAAAATGGAAAAACAAATTAGTTGAAGCAAAAGAAAAACAGGAAAATTATAAAAATGCACTGAATGAAACTAATAAAAAATTAATGTTACAATCTGAAGCATGTATAAAAGTAGGAGAAAAAATCGAAAAACTAGGAAATAAATTAACAACTGCAGGAGAAAAAATAGAAAAAGTAGGAAATAAGTTATCTGTAGTAAGTGCAGGTATTGTAGCAGTTGCAGGAGGTTCGCTAAAGGCTTCTATTGATTTCGAAAGTGCTTTTGCAGGTGTAGAAAAGACAGTAGATGCTACTACAGAACAATTAGAAGAGTTGAAACAAGGAATACTTGATATGTCTACAAAATTGCCTTCTAGTGCTGTTGAGATAAGCGCAGTGGCTGAGGCTGCAGGACAATTAGGTATACAAACAGACAATGTATTATCTTTTACTAAAACTATGATTGATATGGGAAATTCTACAAATTTGTCTTCTGACGAAGCAGCTACATCTCTTGCTAGATTTGCTAATATTACACAAATGAGCCAAAAAGATTTTGATAAGTTAGGATCTTCTATAGTTGATTTAGGTAATAATTTTGCTACAACTGAATCTGAAATAGTTGAAATGGCACTAAGATTAGCGGGAGCAGGACATCAAGTTGGAATGTCAGAGGGGCAAATTTTAGGTTTAGCTACAGCTCTAAGTTCCGTTGGAATTGAAGCAGAAATGGGAGGTTCAGCACTCTCTAAAGCAATGGTAAAGATGCAAAATGCTGTCGAAATGGGAGGAAAGAATCTAGATTCTGTATTAAAGAAAACAGGAATGTCTTTAAGAGAATTAGAGTTAATGTCTGCCAACGACTCTATGGGATTTAAAGCACTTGCAGATGAAATTGGTATGACTAGCACAGAACTAAAGCAATTTATAACAGCAGGAACTAATTTACAAGATTTTGCAAGCATATCAGGAATGACAGCTGAGCAATTTAAAAAAGCATGGAAAGAAGATGCTACAAGTGCACTAACTGCTTTTATAAAAGGCTTAGGAACTGCTGAAGAAAAAGGAGAAAGTGCAATTGTTCTACTTACAGAAATGGGATTATCTGAAGTAAGATTAAGAGACTCTTTGTTAAGAGCTGCAAATGCAGGAAATTTATTTAATAGTGCTATCGAAACAGGAACAAAAGCGTGGAAAGATAATACTGCGCTTACGAATGAAGCAACAAAAAGATATGCAACAACAGAATCGCAAATGAAAATGTTAAAAAACGAAGCTGTAAAATTAGGAATTGAATTTGGAAATGAATTAGCACCTTCTTTAAGAACATTATTGAAAGATATAAAGCCCGTCTTATTAACAGTGTCTAATGCGGTGAAGAAATTTAGTGAGTTAGATTCTACAACTAAACAAAATGTAATTAGATTTACTGCTATGGTTGCAGTAGCAGGACCTCTAGTAAAAACAATAGGTAATATAACAACAGGTACAGGAAATCTAATAAAATCGTATGGTAATGCTATAAAATGTGTAGGTAATCTTTCAGCAAAGTTATCTATAAATCAAACAACGTTAAAAGCTAATACTACTACAACAATAGCGGCAACTACAGCAACTAAATTACAAACAACTGCAACAACAACACAAGCAGTTGCTACATCAGGAGCAACACTAGCTACAAATGCACTAAAAGTAGCAATGATAGCGCTACCTTTTGTAGGCGTTGTAACAGGCATAATAAGTGTAATATCAATGATGAAAACTTTTTCTGAATCACAGGAGGGAGCTACTCAAAGTACAGAAAGTTTAAAAAATGAAATTAACGAGTTAAAAGATGCAAGACAAGAATTAACTGATACACAAAAAAAACAAGTAAATGAAGGCTTGTCTGAAATAAAACATATTCAAAATTTATGCTCTGAATTAAAAAATCTTACAGAAGAAAACGGAAAAGTAAAAGAAGGATATGAAGGAAGAGTAAATTTCATATTAAACGAAGTTAATGAGGCACTTGGTACAGAATACAAGCTGACAGATGGTGTAATTCAAAAATATGACGAATTAACTAAATCTATTGATAATCTAATATTAAAGAAGAAAGCTCAAACAATATTAGATTCTCAAGAAGAAAAATATAAGAATGCACTAAATGAATATGGGAAAGTTTTAAATAATCTAGTAGAAACAGAACAGGAATATTTAAATAATAAAGATAAACTATTACAAAAAGAAAAAGAGTTACAAGAAAATCAAGCTAAAGGCGGTATGGAGAATTTAAAACTTACACAACAACTAAAAGAGGAAGTATCAACTTTAAAAGAAAAAACAGACACATATGAACAACAGAAAGAAGTTTTGCAAGGATACTACGATGATATCGCAATATATGAACAAAATGCATCTTTAATAGCAAGTGGAACAGCAGAAAATTTACAGAAGGTTGCTGATAGTGTTAATTATAGTTATCAAAAAAGAAGTAATAGTGCAGTTGAAAATTTGAAAATTCAAATAGCAAACGAAGAATATCAATTAGGAGTGCTTAAACAGAACTTTAAAGACACAGAAGATGATAAGTGGAAAATACAAATCGAATCTAGTGAAAAAAGAATACAAAGTTTAAAAGATGAACTGAAAGCTCAAACAAGCACATTAAATACAAATACTAGTGTTGTTGAAGCATATAAAAGTCTATGTAGCAAAGTGTGCGCTGAAGGAGAAAAGATAGATTTAAGCAATGTGGGAGAAAAATGGATCAAAAGCTTAAATAAAGGATTAAGAGATAATGTAGGACTCTTGAATGGAACAATGACATCTGTTGCCGCGGCATTAAGTGTAAAAACAAACAATATTAATGTATCTTCAACGTCAGGACATGCTGATGGGTTAGCTTATGTTCCTTGCAATAATTATGTTGCAAGACTACATGAAGGCGAAAGAGTACTAACTAAAAAGGAAAATGCAGAATATATAAGAAATAATATAAGCAATAAAAATAGTAGAAATGTAACATTGAATATATATACACAAAGTGTAACAGATGGAGAAATAAGGAGAATAAAAAGAGTTATAGAAAGCGATTGGGGTGATAGAATTTAGTATGTTTGATTCTAAAGATATTAGAAATTTTTATTTCGAAAATGAAATAGGACAGAGGATAGATTGCCAAAAGATTGACGGCAATCTATTTTTATACAATGTAACAGGTTTAGGATTTGAAAAAGAAACCGAATATGTGCAAATATGCAATACTTTTGTGAAGAATAAAGAAAATATAAAGCAAAATATTATAGAAGGAGAATTAGAGTTCTATAATATGACATATGATGAATATACTAATTTCATTGATTTCGTATTATCGTCTAAATCTTTAAAATTAATATACGTACCAAAAATATCTCAAAGAAAGGAATTTTATAGAGATATAGATATAGTTAAAATAGATAAAAATGAAGAAGATGACTATAATGTACTAATATCTCCGATAACAATATACTGTAAATCATTATGGTATAAACAAGATGTTGCTATATATACAATTAAAGCACAAGATGATGAAATTAGATGGGATTTTAGATGGGATAGTAGATTTATAGATTATGATACAAGAACCTTATCTTATATAAACAAAGGACATGTAGAAGCACCTATTTTAATTGAAATGTTAGGACATCTAGTAAATCCAAAAATTGAGCTTTACATAGAGGGAGAACTTTATCAAACTGTTTCTATAAATATTGATATAGCAGAATATGAAAAACTACTATACAGTACAAAGGAAAATGAGTTTTATATAAGAAAACAAAATACAGATGGAACAATAGAGGATTTATATGATTTAGATTTTATCGACTTTTACAATGATAATGTTATTAGACTACCTTTAAATAAATCTTGTGAAATAAGGTTAAAAGCAGATAATGAAGTATTAAATGCACAAGTAACTATATTAGCTTACTATAAAGCTGTATAAAGGAGTGTTAATATGAACAATATGACAATAAATTTTAATGAAAAAAATTATCTAGCAACTTATAATGAACAAACAGGATATTATGAAGTAGAAATAATAGCACCTGCTATAGGCGGAATATACAATGCAGATATAACATTTACAGATTTAGCAGGTAGAACTTATGAAGATACTCAAAAGGTACAAGTTTTTACTAAAGAAAAAATAAAAATAGAAACTAATAAAGTTTTTGTTTGGATATTTGATTATAAGAACTTTAAAGTAAAAGATATAGTAGAAATAGCAGATTATGAAATATGTATAGACGAAGAAACAAATGCTACTACATTGTTAAAGATTCTTAAGAAAACAAATGCTAAAGCAAGAGATATAATAGCAGTAAAGAAAAACAATGAGGTTGTTTTTTGGGGAGTAATGAAACAAGTACAAAATGAAGATCGGTAAGCTACTTTATGAATTTGTTTTAAAATATATAACAAACATGTTTGATCAAAACGTTAAATTAGAACATGAGGAATTAATAAAAACAACAGGAATAGAAGATTTTATTGCAAAAGCTATAACAGACAATTTTATTTCTAATGCAGATGCATTTATTAATAAAAATTACTTACAAGTAGTTGCGAAGACACATACTAAAAAACAAACGTCTGTAACTAATGTTCAAGACGGAATTTACAATCTACATACATATATGACAAATTGTACACAAAATTATGATATTGTGTACGATTTTTCTATTGTAAATAAAAAATTAGTAATAACAATAGAAAATAAGTCGTATAAAAAACAATTAATAGATGTAAAAGCACATGCAATATCTAATTATTCAGAAGTGTTTGAAACTGATGTAGTAAGTAAAGTAATAGTTTTAACAAGTACACAAACTTATACATTGTATTTAAAAAATGATAGGACTACTACAACGAACATGAATGACACTAACAGAGTAGAAGGTAAAGTAGAAACCGTTTATACGGAAAACTACGAAGATGCACAACAGAAAGCTTTAGATGTGATGAAATCTAATGCTTATAATCATAATATTACATTTAATTTATATGACAAAATAATGAAGATAGGAACACCTATTGCAATAAAGACTAAAGAGTCTTTAATTTTTGATACTTATATATCTGCAATAAGAATAACACCTGCAAAGTTTATTGAGTATACTTGCGGAAATATAAGAATTAAGTTTATAGATAAATTTAATCAAGAGAGGAGAAAATAATATGTTAAAAGGACATGTATTTAGTAAGCAACTATTTGGAAATCCGATTTTTGCACTATTTATAAATACTTTTTTAAACGGAACAAATGGGGTTTCTAACAATTATAAAAACGGAATGCAGGTAACTTATAATGAAAATATAGTAACAATACAAAGTGGGGCAGCATGTATTCAAGGTAGATTTCTAGAAGAAGATACATCTTCTAGCATATCTGCGGGAACAAGCACTGCTTTTTGCAAATTAGTTATAGAGATAGATTTAGATAAAACAAACACAGAAAGTGAGTTTAATCAAGGCGTCTATAAGATAGTAAAAGGTACAAGTAGTTATCCGGTTTTAACACAAACTAATATAGTTAAAAATAATTCTGGAAAATATCAATATGAATTAGCAAGATTTAAAACAGGAGCTAATGGGATAACTGATTTTCAAGATATGAGAACGTTTTTAGATTTTGATTCTATATACAATTCAATAACATCAGAATATAGAAGTATATTAACACAGTTACAAAAAGAACTATCTGAAGTAGAAGATGGAAGTGCTTATATTTTAAACGAAGTAGAAGAAGAAACTGTATCGGGAACGGAAGGAAGTTTAGATGAAGGAAGTTTTTCTTATATAGCAACTTTTAAAAAAATAGGAAAAATAGTAAATGTAACTGTCACGGTAACGAGTAATATGAAAAACGTAATAATTATTCGTAATATTCCGAGTTTTGCAAAACCTTCAAAAAGTGCTAATGGCGATTCAATAGCTAGTTCAGTATTAAAAGACCGCGGAAATATGGGCGGAGAGGGTGTTGCAGCTATATATGTTTCAGAAGAAGGAAATGTTAATATAAAAATATATACAGAGCAAGACAGTGTAAATACAAAAATGAAATTTGTTGGCAATTTAACTTATATATGTTAGAAAGTGAGAAATAAAATGTTTGAGATAAAAGAAAAAATATTAGAACCGAGCAAAATATATGCAGGTTCTAGTTTTTTATTAAAAATACGAGTAAAAAACACATCAAAATTATTAAGGGTAAAAGATATAAATTTTATGTTTGTAAAAGATTACAATATTACACCAATGAATTTATTATCTACAACTAAAAGTAATGCTAATGAAAAGATAGATGGAAGCAGCTATTTTTAAGACTTTAATTAAACGAAAAAGTAGAGAAACAAGAAAAGATAATAAATAAATTATTAGAAAAATTAAATATAAAAAAGGAGGATTTAGATGCTTAAAACTGATTTTTTAGGACTTAATTATCACCCAAACCCGGCAACAAACACAGACGAAGTAGATGCAGAGAAATACTTTAACGAAAATTATTTTACAATAGATGCAAATGCAAAATCTGTTAATGAACAATTAAATAAACAGATTAGCAAAGTTGAACAACTTCAAACTGAGAACAACGAGTTAAAAGCTCAAATACCAGAGCGGCAATGTAGGAGGCAACAGCGTACATATAGAAGACAGTTCGAACATGGAAATGAATTGGAAACTGAAAGGTGGACATAAGCAAAAGACAAGGAGCGGCTATAATTTTTGGAAGCCTTTCACGTCACAAACCAAAGACGGAGTAACTTTAACAGTAAAAGACGATGGAAGTTATGTGTTAAGTGGAACAGCAACACAAACAACATCTTTCTATGTGAACGGTTTAAATTATGATGCAGCAGACTATACAATAGCGTTGTTTAATTCAACAGCTATATCAAATGAAGGTTTTTATGTACAAGTTGAACATGAAAATGGTTTGTTAAAACAAGCTTTTTTAACAACTAATACTATAAAAAGCGGTACTACAGGGAAAGTTAATGCTTTGTCAATAGTAATTCCGGCTGACTTAACATTAAATAATTTCACATTCAAACCGATGCTACTAAAAGGTATATACACAGCAAACACGATGCTGCGCTTTGAACAATACGGTATGATGCCGTCTACAAATTATCCGAGTGAAATTGAAACAGTAGGAAGTAATGTACAGTTATTTGATAAAGATAATGTAAATAAATTAAACGGAGTTCCGGACGTTTCTAGTATTACATCTAATACAGTTGCAAAATCATTTTATGTACAAGCAAAACCTAACACAACATATACAGTTTCTAGAAAAATTATAGGAAGTAGATTTGTAGTAGGAACAACTGCTAATCTGCCCGCGGTAGGAGAAACAATAATAGACAGAAAGGTAAACAATGAAGGAAGTTCTATAACATTAACTACATCTAAAAATGTTAATTATTTAGTAGTTTATTATTTGTATAATAGCAGTGAAAATGAAGAAGAGATATTAGACAACATAAAAATAGAAAAAGGCTCAGTAGCAACACCATATTCTTCATGCGGAATGGGTAGTGCAGAAGTAGATGTAGTAAATAAGACTTTATTAAATATTGCAAACACAGAGGAAACAACAAAAGGTGGTATAACTTATTCTATTAAAAATGGAATATTAAAGTTAAATGGAACTGCAACCGCTAGTTTTGATATACAGCTATCTAAAAATATAAAAAGGAAAAAAGGAAAATATACACATAGTTCTAGTTATATTCAGTCGGGATTATATATTAGTTTCGACAATTTAGGGTATACAATGATAAGTTCAACAGTCGGAAATAAAAAGACATTTGAAATAACAAAAGATACAACATATAAAACATATTTTATTTGGATAGATAAAGGAACGGTTTTAAGTAATGTTGAAATAAAATTACAATTAGAAGTAGGAGACACAGCAACAGATTTTGTCGAACATCAATCTCAAACAGCAATAATGCCGGTGCAGCAAGAAATGCTGCAAGGAGATTATATAGAAGATGTAGAGCATCATGAATGGGGGAAACTTGTTTTGAAAGGAGACGAGGGCTGGGAAATAGCGTCAACTAATCCGCATCAAGACAAAACAACATATTTTCAAACTCGAAGGTTCGATAATTTGTTAAAAACAGAAGAAATAATTTCAAATTATTTTACTAAAAAAAAATTATGGGAAGAAGATGTAGAAGGAACCGTTTGCGCTCCGTCTAGTGCTTATTCATTAAGAATGCGTGTAAATAAAACAATTGCAAGTACATCTAGTAAATTAAATGCATATCTAAAAGCACGATATGATGCAAATGACCCTATTGTGATTTACTACAAACTAGCAAATGCTATTGACTTAGAGCTAACAGAAGCTCAAAAAGCAGTAAGAGAACAGAAGTTGCATACTTACAAAAACATAACAAATATAAATTTAAGTGATGAATTAGCAAGCATAGATGTAACATATAAAAAAGATTTAGACACAATACTTAATAACTTGCAAGCGCAAATCATAGCAAATGCAAGCGAGGAGGTGACTGAGTAATGATAGATTTAAGCAAAGTATTTAAAAATGCAGTAATAAATTTATACGCAAAAGGTGTATATACAGTAGATTATGCAATAATAGAAGCAAGTAAATTAGCAGATAAAAATAAGATAAATGCTACAGACTACGAAGAATTAATTACATATCTAGCAGAAGAGCAAGCAAAATCTATGCAAAAAGTAGAAGAAAAAACTGAAGAGAACGTTGAAACTACAGAAAAAAATATGGAAGTTGCAGAAACTACAGAAGAAACATCTACAGAAGAAAGTGTGGTGGAGTAGATGGACGAAAAATATATACAAATGATAATAGAAGCAAATCAAAGTGTAAAATCTGCTCACCATAGATTAGATAAAATTGAAGCTGAAATTGGGGAAATAAAGGAGTTAACAATAGCAGTAAAAGAAATAGCAATGGAAACAAAAGCAACAAGAGAAGATGTAAATGATATGAATAGCAGATTAAAAATAGTAGAGGAGAAACCGGCAAAAAATTGGGAAAATTTAATAAAAACAATAATAACTCGGAATTGCAACAGCAGTTCTGGGTTATTTTTTAGCGAAATTAGGGTTATAGGAGGGAAATTTTATGAATAAGAAAATTTTAATAATAGTTGCTTGCATATTAGCTATTCTAGGTGCTTTATGTGGCATATATTTACCAGATTCAGAAATGAATGATACTATTAGTACAGTTCAAAATATGGTTATAGATGAAATAAAAGTAATAAATAATCAATCAACTACTGAAATTCCAGAATTAACAGAAAACAACGAACAAACTGTAGAAGTACAAGAAACAGAATCAGAAGTTTTTGAAGAACAAGGAGAAATAGCTTATAATGGTTCTGATAAAGTCCCAGAAGTAAATGTAGGAGAATATGCAGGTTTAACCTATTATTCTCAAATGGATAATAGATGGAAAAATAAAATGTATTCTATAATAGGAGATTCTAACCAAACAATAGGAAATTCTGGCTGTGGTCCTACATCTGCAGCAATGGTGGTGTCTAGTATTAAGGGAGTAATATCACCCGAAACAATGGCAAATTTGTATGTACAACATGGATATCGCTCGACAAACAATGGTACATATTGGAGTGCGTTCAGATGGACTGCAGATGCATTTAATATAGATTATAAAGAAACATCAAGTTTAGATACAGCAATTAAATTAGTAAAAGATAATAATTATGTCATAGTAAGCTGTGGAAATGGATTATTTACATATGGAGGACATTTTATCGTAATTGTTGGTGTAGAAGGAAACACACTGAAAATATATGATCCTTATCTCTATAGTGGGAAATTTAATACAAGTACTAGAAGAGGAAAAGCAAATGTAGATGGTAATACTGTTTATGTATCAATAGATAATTTTAGAAATTATGCAAATGCTAGAGGATATTTCTGTTTTAAAAATGATAGAACAGAAATAAAGGAAAATACTACAGCTACAGTTGTAACTAATAACATAACATCTAATGTGACAAATGTAAATTATAATGTAAAAGTAACAGCTAATAGTGGGCTTAATATAAGAAATGGTGCAAGTACAAGTTACAGTAGAGTCGGAGGATATTCTAAAAATACAGTAGTAACTATATTGGCAGAAAGCAATGGATGGGGAAAAACTGATAAAGGTTGGATTTGTTTAAGCTATACCAGTAAAACTATAAGTGATACAACGATAGTTCAAAACAGTTCAAAATTTAACAGTTATACAACAGGAACATATAAAGTAACTGCATCAGTATTAAATGTTAGGACAGGTCCATCAACCAAATATTCAGCAAAAACATATTACCAATTAACTGCTAATGCCAGAAAACAAAATAAGAATTTAGGAAATTACTATACTAATGGATATAGGAAGGGTACTATGTGTACAGTATCAAAAATATCTGGAAATTGGGGATTAACTCCAAGTGGCTGGATATGTTTAGGTTACTGTCAGAAAATAAAATAATAAAGTAGAAGAGGATAATTAATATATCCTCTTCATAATAATATTTCCTTCACTATTTTCAATATTATTTTTAAGTAACAATTGTTTTATTTTATTATCATATTTTAAATCCCATCTCCAAGGCCTTCTCAATTGTGAAAGTAAAGTATATAGTTGATTTGATATATTGATTATATCCTGTCTTATAGCTTTTTGATTGTTAATTGAATAATCATAAGTCAATTTTTTTAACTTATCTTTTAAATCTTTTTTTAAAGATTTAAAGTATGCAAAATCTAAGTCACAAGCAATTAACTCCATAGAGTTTAATCTGTAAGCATTATTCTGAAAATCAAATAATATCTCTTCGTATGAACTAGTAAATTGTTTTAATCTTGTTTTATTAAAGTCTATATTAAATTCCGAATTATTTATATAATTAAAAAAGTTATCGTAAATATCCTCATACAAAAATATATAATAATCATCATAATTAAGATTTACAAATTTTAATATAGATTCAGTTAAAGTATCTGCTAAATAGTAGTAATAACTATAAAAATTAAACTGATTTTCTAAGTTTCTTTTTCTTTCTTTTTCTTCTTTAATGACATGAGAAACATAAACTATAACTATAGAAGTTATAATAGTTCCTTTAGTTTCCCATATTGCATCAAAAATGTTATTATATAATGTAATATGTTTTCCAATAAAATAAATAATTGTAATGTATAAGAGCATGATTATCAAAGTATAAATAATTGAACTTGAATATTTAATTAGTCTTTTTAAAAATCTTCTACTTCTTACAATATATTTTAAATATAACTTTATAAGCAATATTTTTAAATATATCGTTTTAGATACTGTAGAAGATATGTGCTTATATGTCAAAATATAAGATTTTTTCATAAAATTTCTCCAATCATTTTTATTTAATCTTATCCCGTATTTTTCTATTGATTATATAAATATTTTGTAATAAAATCAATATTCTTGTCGAAAAATTGTGTAATTATATTGTTGAAAAATAACGTAAAGCTGATATAATATAAAAGACATATAGGAGGGAGATACTATGAATAATATAAAATTAACATATGGTAATGAAGGATTTAAAGAAATAAAAGATTTTCTAAATCAAAATTATAACGAAACTTATACATTGTCTATTTATGATATGCTGCAACAATCAACAGTTGAAATTGAATGTTCCATTAATGATATGTTGCCTATTATTATGAAAATAGTAAATATTGAAAAAGACTTTCCAGATTGGATAGGAGTAAACGAAATATCTGAATCATATGTAGTTGGAATGAACTTAACTAGAGGACACATACACGCACCAGGTATATATGAATTTGTAGATGGCGAGCTAAAAGAAAATAAATTCTAAAAGACTAGCAATAGTCTTTTTTTCTTGCATTCAGAAGGCTAGCAAACGCTAGTCTTTTAACATGTTCGACAAAATTCACGATACAAAGTAAACATAAAGTAGTACAATTAAAGTAAGAGGTGATCACTATGAAAAATTATAGAATAGAGTTGCTTATTACGAAGAATCGTGCAAGATTAGAACGAATGATAAAAGAAGATTATAGTAGAAATAAAATATTAAGACAGAGTCAAAAGTTAGATAAGTACATAAATATAATAATGAGAGAACTAGTAAAATAGTTCTCTTTTAGCATAATAAATAAAGTTCTGCAAATACTAAAAGCGGTGATTTTATGAACTATTATAAAAAGAGTTTAAGAGAATTTAAAAGAGTGTTAAAGAAGAATAAAAATATAACAAAAGAGGAATGGGATAAATACGCAGAAGAGAATTGTTTGTTTAGTAGTTTTACTTTAGAAGCGCATAGAGATGTAAATAATTTTGAAGAACTGAAGAAAATTTATACGTTTTAGCGGAAAAGTATAAAAACCACCATAGTGGACACAATATGTGTTAAAAAAGAAAATGGTGGTACTTGTGCAAATAATTATTAAATTAAAAGAGGTTAGAGAAAAATATAATATAAGTATAAGAGATTTAGCAAGAATAACAGGAATATCAAAATCACATTTAAATTATATTGAAAGAGGAGAAAAAGAACCATCTTTATCTATTATAATTAGAATAGCAGTAGCACTAAATATAGATGAGAAAGAACTATATGAGGTGAAGAAATGATATATCTAGACATAGCAGAACAAATAGAAAAGACGAGAAAGATCCTACATCGAAATATTGAAAGATACGGATTAAATTCAAAAGAAGTGCGAGAAGTAAGCTTGCAATTAGATGAGCTAATTAACATGTATTACGGAAAAGACAGAGAAGAAACAATGCAAGCAGAATATAAGATTGCATATGAAGAATTAAAAAGATTAACTAGAATGTTAAAAAAATTTCCGACTGTAGAACAATGGGACGAGTTTGCGAATAAAAATAATTTTTTATCTTCTACTACAATCAAGTTTATAAGTAAAACAAACTGGAATAAGCTTAGAGACAAAGTAGTTTCAGAAGTTATAAAAGGAAAAAAAGAGTAACTTTATGTTACTCTTTTGTCGAAAACGAGCCATTGATTTCCGTGTTTTATATGTTATATAATGTCTTTAACAAAAAAAGAGATAGCTCAGCTGCAACTGAAACTATCTCGGGAAGTATACATTCAAAAACTATATACAGTTTAAGTATACTTCCGTTTTCGACAATTGTCAAGAAGAGGAGGAATACAT